GTGCTCCCCCACACATAAGGACTGACAATAGGTGTAACACAATGTTCTCCTAACTTGTATTTATATTAATTTGTTCTGTATTCTTAAACTGATCTTCTCTTAATTCTTCTTGCTTATCTTTTAACCAGTGCAATACTTTAAGTTGACCTTTAAGTTCACAAGTTTGTTCCCAAGTATCACAACTATATACTAAATGTGAACCAAAGTTATTTTCTAGTAGCCTAAGTAGACCATTTGTTATTACAATATCATTCTCAATATCCATGAAAGGCTCTCCTAAAGACCCGATATTATCTGAACAGTGTTCAGATTTTATTTAGTAGGACAAACACCAGTAACACACTCATCATTTTCTATCTCATGTGAACTACCAGTATCACTAAAGTCTACATCATTTAACTGTGAGACATACTCATTGTATGCTTCTTCTGTTACTACTTCTTGTGGTAGGTACGAATAGACGGTATTAGTAACGGGAAGAAAGCTAACACCAACGTAGCTAGACCAATTAGCCTTAAGCCAATCTCTAATAGCAGGGATTTCATCCTCTTTATAATAAACAGAAATCGAGCAGTTCTGTTCAACGTAAGAATCCATGAGTAACTTGTAGCGTTCCAGCTGTTCAATAGCCGTCTCGTCATTAACATACTTGTCTCCTTCTTTAGTAAATCTTATGTTCTCCCAAGATACAGGAAAGGTAACAATAGCATTGTGTTCATCAATAGGATTAGTCACCACATGATACCCTGCTTCTCTGAGCTTAGGTAGAATAGGATCATTCACAGAGAAGTTAACATTGTTAAAGATATACTTACCGATAGGCTTATGGCATCCCTCAGTAGTATCCATGATCTTACTCAATGTACCACTAGGTTTAATAGTAGTGACATTCTTAGGACGTTGAGTACCTAACTCATCTGCCATTGAGTATGCACCATGTACTGCTATGTTTCTAAATCTCTTATAGTCGTATTCATTAAGGTCTTCTCTAGTGGTGATTCCTGTAAGACCAACTCCACAGAGTCTGAGATATTCGTTGTTCTCATGCCATGTTCTCTGTAAGATTCCATCATCAAGATTGACAAGCGTTTGCCTATAGTTAGCCCTAGCTGTGACATAGAGTGCTCTATCAAGTCCTCCGTTGTCATCTCTGAACTTGCCAATATCCACTTCGGTAAGGTTACAGAAAGCTTTATTTCCAAGGAGGATTTCTGCACAGGGATTGACTCCTGAAAACCAAGGTGCTCTTCGTCTTGCTTCCTGTCCATTGATGATTCCTGGTTCTGAACCTCCGCTTTCTTTAATGATTTCAAAGACTTGTCCCAATTGTGCATCAGTAGGTTCCTTCCAAAAGACTACACTATTATTAGATTGAGAACGGTGAGGAGAAGTAGCAAGATTATCTTTAGCTCTAGCAAACTGCTCCCACTCTGGAGTATCATGATAAACCAAAGCTATCTCTGCTGACCTACGAGAGGATAGCACCGTACCTAACCAGTTCATGACATCTAGTATGTCCATCTTACTTAACAACTGTCCAGACTTCTTGTTAAGAATATGTGTTATAGCTGTGAAGGCTTTGGACAAGGGGCCATCACCTGATGATATCCAACCGTACCCTGCTAACCTTTGTCCTGCTGGTCTGAGCTGTGTGAGATCGAGAACGAGCTTTGTAGCTTTCCCTTTGTAAGCCAGAAGCTTACCGATACTTTTTGCCCATGCTTCAGCGGAGTCTCCAATTGTAATACTCCAAGTCCTGGTATCGGCATCGAAAGATTCTTTGTTTCCTTCATGTCCTCCTTTCTTGGTTCTCTTACTTCTAAGGACTTCAATGGTGGTAATGGGTGACGTAAATCCACTAAGTGTTCCGACAACTGGTGTAAAGCCGACTCCACAACCTTGTAACAGGAGCCACAAAGAGTCCACAACGTCATGAATAGTCTCCACTTTAAGATGAGCACAATTAAACTGACTAGCTTCCCTCTTCTTAGCTACATCAGTTCCCCCTAACCACAGTGTCCTACCTGATACCATGACCTTACGGTCTAGCATCAACTGTCTTAATTCTTCTAACTCATATAGGTTAACTCCAGTATCAGATGTAAGAGAACGTAACCATAACCACTTCTGATGTTGTATTACTCTGTCTACAGTTTCTTCCCACGTCTCATAGCCTGTTTCAGTAGGTCTATTGTAGGTACGTCTTGTTATTACTTGTGCTCTTACAGATGGTTTGGTCAATTAATTAATCCCTCCAGTATCGGAGGCTCATAGTTCAATCCCTTCTGGACTTTACCATTAGCGTCCTTTATTAGTGGTAGCTTACTCATGTTAGACTTATGAACCAGCTCAAATGCTTTATCAAAGTCCATCCCAAATGATACTGCCATACCCTTAATCACATACACAACGTCACACATTTCTTTTAGTAAGTCTTGCATCATAACATGACGTTCTTCTGTGTGCAAATTAGTTTCAATATCAAGAGCTGCACTTGCCAGTTCTTGTATCTCTTCAAAGAGGAGCCTTAATCTAAAGTCCATTAACTCTTTGCTGTAAGGTTGGTCAATGGCTAACTCCATCTTCTCATGAAACTCTCTAACTCTTTTCATTATAGTAAAACTCCTTCATCATCTCAATACATTTTATTGCTTTGTTTAAATCCTCAACACCATTCTTATCACGATGTCGTACTACATATTTAACTACCGAACCTACGTCCATCCCTAATTGATTCTCTATAATAAATGTCCAAGGATCAATCTTATATTTGGCATAATAACTAGGACGTATGTTAGTACTACCACCTTTCCACTGATCATTCAACTCTTGACTCTTACAGTATGCCATGTGATCTTCCTTGTCTTGTCCACATTCATCACAATACATCATACTCTTGACGGCTCCCATAGTATCACCTCCTCAGTTTTAAAGTCATAGTCATCAGCTCGTAATATCTTAGCTACCCTTGCTTGTACTAGTGCATCCTCTTCTGTGAGATCAGCTTTATGAAAAGCTGTAAGCACACTGTCCCAAGTAGGAGTCTTAAGTATTTCTACTGCTTTCTTAGGCCCAATACCAGGACACCCTTTATAGTTATCAGTATTGTCTCCAACCAGTGTCTGATACAAGTGCATATAATCTGCAAGAGATTCAGTCACAGTCTCAATCACTTCAGTGTCCATGTTAAAGTATTCACATGGTATTGTCAACATATCTTTATCAATGCTAACAATCACATTCCTAGAGTGGCTACCATCAGTAGCTAGTATACCTAACCCATCATCAGCTTCACACTCATGAAGAGTAAAAGTAGTATGAGTTTCTTTAAGGTACTCCACTAGAGAATTGTATCCTAGTGGTTTCTTTGTAGCTTTTCTGTTACCTTTATAATCCGCTAAAATTTTGTGCCTAAAATATTTTGACCCTCTAGGAGAGAAGCATATAATAAAATTAGATATGCCTATCTTCTCCTGCCAGTACCTTATGCTACTATCTGCTTGAGCTTTAAGCTCTGCTAAATTAGTAGCTGTAGTGACGATACCATCAGGCCATTCTACCTCATTCTGTACAGCCCAACAAGTTCTGTATGTAAGTATGTCTCCGTCTATTAATAGCCTTGAAGTCTTCATCTACGTCTCCCATGTCAGCGTGTGTTTGAGCATGACAATTTTCACACAAATACACACATTTTAATAATTCTTTAAACAACGGTAATTTATCTTTATGCCCTGCTTGTCGTGTGATATTAAATTTTTTAGTCTCTGGTATTATATGATGAAAACAGAAAGTTCTGTCTTCATTAATTAAGCCACACTTTTGACAAGTAAAATTAAATAACCAACCTAAAAAACTAGTTCTCACTTTATGATGATATTTTGAATATGGGCCTAGATCACTTCGATCAACTGATTGATATGGATTACTTTTCTGTAATACTGTGTTCATTTGTTTCATAAATACTACCAAATCTTCTAAAGTCTTAATGTGTTTCAGCCCAAGTTTTTCCAATATGGCTAGTTGCGGAAAGTGGGCAGCCAAATTCAAAGTATTGTCCTGCTCTGTGAATAGACTCAGCTGCGTGTGATGCGATTTCTTCTGCATACTCTTCTTTGACCTCTATTTGAAACTCATCATGAATGTTGGCTACAAACTCATAGTCACCTTCTTGGTATTGCATCTTCAGACGTTCATCTAGTAAGATTAAAGCTTTCTTCATGAGTATAGCTCCTGCACTTTGTAACAATGTATTTAAAGCAGAGTGTTCTGAACGTATGTGTAGTTTCCTACCGTCAAGACCAATGAGATGCCCACGTCTCCTGAATACTTGCTTAACCTTTTCGGTAAGTTCCATAAGACCGCTGACTCCAGATAACAGGGCAGTTCTTCCCTGTTTGCCTCTCTTTGCACCACCCCCAAGAATTTTACCAAGCTTTTGATCTCCTGCCCCGTAAATGAAAGCGTAGAAAAAAGTCTTTGCAATATCTCTTGATGATAGTCCAAGTGCATCTCTATTGAGGGAGTGAACGTCACTGCCGTTGTCTTTAATACCATCGACTGCTGCTTTGGCATATATACCTCCATCATATTTTTTAAGGTATCCTGCTAGTGCTCTAAGTTCTAAACCATCAGCATCACAACCAACCAATATACGATTCGTACTAGCTCTAAACAAACTACGACACTCAGTACCATACGGACTGTATGCTGCAGGGACTTGTGCCACATTAGGACTGCTATGAGTACAACGCCCAGTGACTGCCCCATTTGTATTAACTGATCCGTATATTCTGCCATTACGTTCAAGTTTAAGCCAAGCATGGTTTCCCTCCGCTAATTGTGAGATACGTTTAGAGATTAAGAAGTGCTCTTTTAGCTCCTGACAATTAGGTAACTGTAGCTTACCTAACACAGCCTCATCTATCTTAGGTTTTCCACCAGAAGTAAACTCTGTGGGCTTCCATCCTTGCTTCATTAAGCACCTAGAAATATGATCCCTGGAGTTAGGATTAAACTCTACTTGTTTAATCTTATTATACACAGCTCCTTTACTAGTGCCTCGTTTCTTACTACTAACTTTAGGAGTTACTTCTCCCTCAGAGACAAACCAAGTACCATAACTTTCTCTAAGAGCAGTACCTAGTTTCTCTTGACGTTTAAGTAGACTCACATAAAGTTCTTTACCTTTGTCTACATCAAAAGCATAGCCATGTTCTACCTGTCTCTGTATGATCTGTGCAAACTTATGTTCTAAGTCGATAGCATCCTCAGAGTATTCAAGTATATCAAAGTGATACTTAAGATGGGCAGATACACTAACATCCTGTATACAATAGTCTGCCATCTCAGGAGTAAACTTACTCCATATATCACCCTCTACTGTACCTAATGCTTTCTTCAATACACCTATTCTTTGACCCCAAGCTTTTAAACTATGAGAACCATAGAGCTTATTGTCAATACTACGTTCCTTAGCATCTACTTCATACAGATTAGTATGGCACAACCTAGAAAGTAAAAGAGTATCAATGATCTCTGTGTGCTTACTAGGTGTCCACCCTAATATCTTCTTCAATACTGGTAGATCATACCCAATAATGTTATGTCCAGTAATAGACTTAGCAGCACTCATGATCTCTAGTGCATCCTCAAAACAATCATAAGGTTCTTGATTAGCAAAGACCTGTCCTGCTTGGGCTTCGACTACAGACATACCAATACAATGTATCTTGGTGACGTTAGGAAGTAATCCGTCTGTCTCTATGTCTACTATCAAGTCTAAGCTCATGGTCTCTCCTGAAAGATACTTCGTTTAGGATAAACTTTGTCTTCTAATTTAGAAATCCTGTGATTCATGTCCAGCATTATGTCCTTCAATCTTTGTATTTCCACACTCTCTAAGTCTTCCTGTGTTGGTGTCGTAGAAGAGGCTTCCTGCAAGTCCCGTAGATGACCCTTTATATCTTGCCTTAAGTACTCTAATAGAGGTCTCACCGTCCGACTGCTGGTTTCTCTCAAGTCCAATGACGAAATCACTGAGTTGAGCAATACTTCCTGACCCTCTAAGATCGCTGAGATTGACTTGTTTTCCATCTTCATGTCCCTTCCCTTGTTGAGGTCTTTTTAAATGTGACACAACAAACATACCAATATTAAGTTCTTCTACTAGTGACCTAAGTTGTGTCATTATATTATCTATTAATCTTCTTTCATCTCCACCTTCAATTCCGCTGACCATAATACTGAGATGGTCAAGAACAATCCAAGAAACATTGCAGGAGTGAACGAGATAACGGATACGACTAGCCAAAATGTCAGCATCTAAACTCCCCCAATGATCATACAGATATAATCTGTTATCTGCAAATACTTTCTCCCATATATGTCTACGAAACTCTTCATCTAAGTCCTTTTCTAAGTGTAACATCATGTTAGCTTCGATAGACATGAAATCTATTGCAGCTTGTCTAACAGACTCCTCCAAAGCAATATAGCCGACAGTCTCACCCTTACTGAGAAGATAAGAAGCGATTTCTTTAACAGCTGTAGATTTACCTGCACCCGTTCCCGCACAGAATGTAACAATTTCACCTTTTCTAGCTCCTAAAGTTTTGTCATTAAGTCCTTGCCAAGGATACTCATGATCACTAGCTGACATAGGACAATTAACCAAGTCCCATGTATCAGCTCCTGCTATAATACCATCTGGTCTATGTACTCTAGCTCTCCAGATAGCATCAACTACTGCTGATCCTCCCTCTTCACAGAGTAAGTCACTCGCATCCTTCTTTCCCAATCTAGCAATCTTACATCTTCCTGGTGGGAATAGTTCAGCCACTTCTGTAGCTGCTTTCTGCCCTGACTTATCCATGTCAAACATAAGAATCGTTTCATCAAAGCCAAGTAACCACTCCAAATTTTTTGCCACCACTTTTTTAGCAGACTTGTCACCACTAGGAATGGAGACCACAGGCCACTTACAGCTTTGAGCTTCTGCAATACTAAGTGCATCTAATTCTCCTGTAGATATACATATCTTCTTACCACTGCTCCATAAGTGCTTACCCCAAAGATCAGAGCAGTCACCTATAGTCCTAAACTCTTTACCTTTAAGTCTAATCTTCTGTCCTACAACGGCTCCATCTTGTATAAATGCTGCAAGGTGTGCTGACTTTCCTTCGTATTTTCCAATTTTGTACCCGAACTTCCTACAAGTAGATTCCGATATTTTTCTCTTTGAAATCTCCTTGAACTCTCCTCCAATTGGAGTGAAAGCCCTCTTATTCTTTGCTGACTTGTTTCTAGCAATGACAGTAGAACCACTATTACTATGCTCATAATGATCACAGTCAATACTAAAACAGAATGCGTGTCCATCATCGTACCTCGCTAAATTATCTTTAGATCCACAGGAAGGACATGGTTCATGCCTCAGGCAGACACTCTCTGATCCAATCGTCTGGTATGCTTCCCTTGGAAAAGCTAAATCCATGTTTTTCGCACCATTCTCCATACGTTGTCTTGGCTCCCTTATATAGTTTTTGATTCGGGTTAGTAAAGACAAACCTTATATCCAACTGAGGGTGTTGCTCCTTGAGCAGAAGGTGTTTAGTCCTGTCTGACCCAAGGAACCTACCCTTAGTTTCTACATAAAACTTAACTGCCTGACCTTTTACTATAAAATCAGGAGTATAAGTTCTTTGTCTAGGAGTATATGGGATACGTTCTGACTCATACTCCCACCTAACCTTAGCAGAATTAAGCTGTGCTCCTACTGAGGCTTCAAGTCCAGAACGGTATCCCTCTACCATACCCCTATGCAACTGAGTACTAGAAATCTTCTTCATCTTCATCTACTGATTCCTCTGCTTCTTTAAATTCATCTTTAGGTGCTACATAACTACCCTTCTCTTCACCCCAATCTGTCCCATCAGCTTTAGACTGATACTCTACAAGGTCAAGGACTCTGACCTTCTTCATTCTCAAACTAACACCACCACCCATAGCATCATAAGGTACAGCCTCGTATGCTACTTGTAGTTTACTACCACCACCTATGGCAGCAATCATCCTGTTACCATCAGAGTCAACCAGGATAGGCTTTTGATCCCACTCATCGCCACCTTTGGTCTTGACATGAGCTTTCATCTTAAAGTTAGCAACATACTGCCCTGTCTTTTCACCCTGATCATCTAACTCAGGTTTGATAGGATTGTTTTTACCACCATTCATTAGTGGTTTTACCACGTCACTAATCTTCTTAGTTGCAGCTTTATCAAAGATAAGCTTAACTGAGAAAACTCCATCAGCATCAAACTTGGTGTCTGGCTTGTTAAGCCAAGGATATACTGCAATTCCAGCTGGTGATACATGGGTGTCAAACTTCTGCTTTGCCATTATAATTCTCCTTTGATGTAGCGTTCTGCTCCCCCAAACTCAGGAACCTTTGTGCGTTTGCACTCTTCTCTCATTGTGTCTACCATTAACATTACATCTGTAACACTATACATATCTTGAAGCTTATTGTTATACAGACAATTGAACACACTAAGAATTATAGCGTGTCTTTCTGCCTTGCTAAAATTATGTATTGCATCTACTACTGCCATCATTCCTGCTGAAACATTCTTTACATTAGAATTAGCTAAAAAAGAATTCTGCATCTTTCACTTCCTCAATATTGAGTTTACCATACTCAGGAAGACTTGGCAAATCTAAGTCTCCCTGCTCTTCCATAAATTTTTTTAATATATCTTCTTTATACAAGTCTACAAAAGTTTCTCTGAGCACCATACCTAGTTGCTCAATATCACAAGCATGAGTACCAAAAGAATCATGTACTACAGCAAACGATTCAATACCATGATTATCTCTAGCACTAACCACAGTTTTCATAAGATGACAGGCATCTAAGCTATGAACAAAGTTAGGAGCAATACCATTGACTTGTCTAAAATTGTGCATCTTTTCAGCATCACTACTCCCTGCATATAGTGAAGCCATACGCCCATTTATTATAGTCTTTACTTCTTTGACTATTGACCTTATGTACTTCTGCTTAACTACAAAGCCAGTAGACAGAGTCCAGTAGATAGGTCTCTTTAACTTGTTAGAAGCTTTAGCTACATCCTGTAGCCACTTCATGCCTAACCTAGAAGATATAACAACCCTTCCAATAGCTTCATAGATATGAAAAGCCAGATATTTACAATGAGGCCACATATCAGTACTGCTATCAATACCTGGAAATACCACTCCTTTGTCCAACTGCTTTTTAAGTTCTTCATGTATTTGATCCCTCATTCCGTATAGTGTAGCACCATAAGGAGTAGTCATTACAGGACGTTTAACCAACGCACGAGAAAGACAACCGTTACCCCATAACCTAAAATCTGCATCATTGTCCAGAACCATTCGTTGTTCTGCTTCTCTTCTGACAATTTCATATATGTCCTCTGGTTGATCATGATTAATAAGGTTAGTTGCAGAGCCTCCAACATCATCCCTAAGCATAGCAGAAAAATGTTGAAGACCGTTGCAACTACCATCCACCGTGATAGGAAGATGAGAAATATAATCCTCATTGTTATTACAACAAACATACTCAAAGCAAGCCCTAAGGAATTGCCAAGGTTTGTCTGCTTCCATCCATTCACGACTTGTAAGAGGATCAATGCCTATACGCATTATCATATCCTCGTTGTTGTCCGTCCAATCTAGTCGTTCTTCCAAGGATGCCTTATCAAACCCCCAAGAATTGCTGAGGTGTACCTTGACCCATGCGAGTCCTGAAGAACCCAAAGGTTTTCCCGTAGAGAATTCCAACAAGCCTTTTGCGGAATCTTCACCTTGGGGATTGAGGAAGGCTGTGTTGGCATACATACGTCCACGAAAGTCCAAGGTATGAGGGAAATATATAGCTTTTTCATTTTTAAACTTTCTAGTCATCCACATAAGTTGAGCGAACTGTATACGCTTAGTCTTACGTCTGACATTATCAGTATGTAGTAGTGTTGCTGTCCTTTTCCATTCTATTATTTCTTCCTTCGTCCCTGTTTTAGGGTATGACGTTTCCATGTGTCTTTGTCCCGATTCTGGGATGACCTGACACACTGACTGATTGTCATATAAGGCTTCCATAACCTCAAAGACCTTACTGTTAATTCTCCACCCTGTGCCTTGTACGATATTAGTTGCATGAAACACCTCCTTTAAATTAGTATTATCTAATTGCTGAAGATATGCTGCATCTGAAGATTTAACTAAGTTCATCTTGGTGTACTGGTAGTAGCCACCTGTGTAAACACTGTCCCACTTTCTAGGATAGATTAAACAAGGCATCTTTACAGGACTTAATAGTTCACATACACTATTCTTATCATCTATCCATTTGAGACTAGCTTCAGTAGCTTCTAACCAGTACACCTTTTTAAATTTTCTTGAGGTATTGTTATTATGTTTCTTAATTTCAAATAGCTTGGTAGCTTCACAAACCATCTTGACTAGTAAAGTACCTAGCCTGGTTTTATCAGCTGTCAACCAGTTATGCCACTCAATCCCTGCTTTATTAGCTGAGTGTACAAGTACTCTCTTTTGTTTCCTGTAGTTGGTAGTTCTCTTAGATAGGTCTCTAGTCACCACACCAAACAAAGGTGCGTTCTCTTTAGCAAAGGCTCTGAACCTTGTCTCATCTTCTATGAATGATCCTATCTCTAAGGCTACCTTGACTAGCTTAACTGGAGTAGACAAGTGATTAACACAAGCTTTAAGAGCTAGGAAGGCTACTACCTCAGAAGATACAGAGTTAGTCAATAGCTCCATTACTTCTTTTTCACACTGGACAGGTATACCTTTAACATAGTCAAGTTTAAGCTTGTCTAAAGCTTTGACAATCTTACCACAACCTTTACGAATAAATTGAATACCAGCAGGAGTAGTAGACTCATGTTTACCTTTCTTAGCTTCTGTATTCTCATGACGATACCTTTTGACTCCTAAAGTTATCATCTCGTCTTCTAAGAGTTTCTGTCTATTTAGCATTAACGCAATCCCCACATAACTAAAGTCTTTCTGATACCGTGAGTGACAGGTGTTACTCTATGTCTCCATCCAGCTGGAAAAGAAGTTACCATACCACGTTCTTTCTCTGTAGTATGACTACCAAAGATACCTTCTATTTCCAGTAGACCACCCCTATAGTCTGTGGGTTCACTCAACTGAAGAATTCCAGATATTACCCTGTCACTCACGATCTCATCATTAGCACCTATGTCCCTATGCCAATCATAGTGACCACCTACATCATAGACACTATATTGAAATGATTGTAGCATAGATATAGGTTCAAGCAACCATAACTTAGCCATCTTCATGAATATCCAAGCTGTTTCATGAGTATGGTGTACCCATGCTATCTTGGTGTTTCTCTTCTTGTGCTCTACAGAGTCCTGACCCTTCACCAGGACTGCACCTTCTACTAGGTCTAGTGAATCACCTAGCTCTATAATCTTGTCTAACTCTTCAGGTGAATAGAGTCCTAAATGGTGATGCAACTGCATTGGACTACGCATTCTTTCTTCCTTTCCAGTAAGCTTCCAAGTAGATATACCCTAGTCCTACGTCAATAAGAATAAAACCATACTGACCAGTGTATATCCACATGGAAACCCACAAGACCTGACCTATCCAACCTACGATAGGCCCTGCCTTGTGGCCTTGAGCTAACATTCGTATGGCTATCAAAGCCCATACTGATAGAAAGCTCTCAATCCAGATCATTGTACTGTGTTAGTCCTTGTTACTGGTCTATGCGAGTAACACCCTGCCCAATAATCACACTTAGTGAACACCATAGGCTTATTGAAATCCTCTGGTACATCTTCTGTTTCATCATTAACATATAAGTGAGATGGTGAATCTCCGACACAGATTGCGTCCATACCATGCTTGACGAGCTGACACTCTTCTAGGGTAGAGTGAGTGGAGTACTGGCTGTAAGAGCCATGATCAAACCAGGAAGGCATGACTAGGTAGGAACTAAAAGTAGTAAGTGCTAAGGTGACTAAGACTATCATTGTGTTGCTCCTAGTACATTTGATTAATAAGAGATTCTATTGTAGCTGCATGACCTTGAGCTATAGTCACTGCATTACTTTCAGACTCATATCTTTCTTTATCTCTATATCTAATCATCTCTACTGCTTTGTCCTCTACTTCTTTTCTATTCTTGCAGTTATCAAATATATCTTCGTACCACTCATCATTAGGTAACCAACTCATTTTTGTTTCTCCTTAGGTTTGAATGTCTTTGTTATCGTAGTTTTCCAAGGCCCACGCACCATGACAGGATAATTAGTATCAGTGAGGTAGCAAGTCTCCTGTCCTATCGACTTGGTATGATACACAGCCCATCCTTCTTTCATAGGCTTAGTGTGACAAGGCACTTGAATAGCAGAATAGCTGGCCTTGACACCAGACTTAAAGGTAACTTGTAGCTGATTATGTATCTCACCAATATCCCAGTTTACTCCTTGAGATGCTGGTGGAATAATAAGCATAATAGTTATGATTATCTCATTCACAACTGAATGTAAATAGCATAACAAACAGTAGAAAGAATAATCGCTATAATTAAGAATAGTCTAATCATAATTTTATTCACCTTGTTTGCTATATTTCTTTTGTAGTTTTAAATCTTCTATCATCCCACGATAAGTCTCATTGCTTGGTTTAATGTCACATGAACCAATTAAATTTATTTGGCTTATATCTGAATTTCTATTTAAGTCTCTTTCTTCTTCAACTTCTTGACCTTCCCAATTGTAGTTAGCTGTTTCAAAAGCACCATCACCATTAGCAAACCTAGTACTATTTCTTGACATTTCACTACATAAATCTTGCATAGTATATCTCCTGGTTAAATTAAGTAGGGACTTAGGATATCAAAAGGAATACCCTAAGCCCCAAGGAGAGAGACAAAAACCATCAAACATCTCTCTTATAGCATATCTTTAAAACAAATGCAACCTGAACTTACTAATAAGTAAAAATCCAATCAGGTATTTCACGTTTAGTCCAGTTTAGTAGATCATTCTTTTCATACCAGTAGTAATCGCGATATGCCTTAATTGGGTCTCTGTGTTTATATGGTTCTGGCATAGCTAATTTAAATGGTGTGAGTCCCATACTAGGAATATCAGGTCTAGTCAAAGAACAAGCTACCTCATAAGACTTATGATTAACCTCTGTATCATACCTATACCGATACTCACTATTTAGATACATAGTCAACTTCTGCAGCCACAACCAGTTATCTAAAGACTCAGCTACCCACTTAGTACAAGGATGATTCTTATGGACTACCTTATAACCTACTTCACCACCATTCTCTCTGGATACTGTAGATAACATCTGAGCAGACTCTAGTATCATTTTGACAACGTGTTTATCACAATGATATTTAGCACACTTTTCGATGTCATGGTCTAGCACAAAGATATTCATTGTGTCTCCTTATCTCAGACTGTTTAAGTACTTTTTCTTCTTAGTAGCATGGTAGTCATCTACAGTCATAAACTTTCTCGTTTTAGTAGAGTATACTTCATCATGTAGCTTGATTCCTGGAATATGAGTAGAATCAGTGACATTACCTGACTTATCATAAGACTTTATGTTTACCCCGTGAATCTTACTATGTTCTAAACTATGTAAATCTACACTGTTACTCTTATGGTTATACATTATGTTTCTCCTTATGTATTAACTATAGACCTTCTTATACTTGTCTAATACTTTAAAGTAAGACTATAGTATATACTATATGTTATACTATATAGAAATGAGTCCTACTTCAACTAAAATATGAGTTTATCCTTTGTTTACTTAGGTTTAACTATTGTAACTAGTAGTGTGTCTAATGTCATGCTCATAACCATAGTCATTTGTCTCTTCTTGTTTCTTCTTTGCAAGTAAATCCATAGAAGTAATACATCCTAGACCACTAAGCTCTAATGAATATTTATTCATCCTCTCCACACCCTTTGTCATGTTTCTCTTATTAAATCTACCATGAGAGAAAGGATCAACAGTATATTCACCAGAATTTAGAGCTATATGTAGCACAGATTTCTCACAATTGTCACAAAAGAACTGTATACCCAGTAAAGTAAAACCTACTGATAGACTAGAGGTGTCTCTAGTATTACATTTATCACAATAGATATGTTCTATGATCTGTGAATAAGGTGCAAACTGTCTCGTACTAGCTTTATCTAACTTCTTTAGCTTGAATGACATTGTATTCTCCTTGTAATATCCTCAGAGAGGCTCTGAGTAGCCTTGTGTTGCTATTTAAGGTCTTACCCTAAGCCACCATATAGGTTTACTATATGATAGCCTAGAATCTGATCTCATTAGCTCATAACACCTAAGTAGAAATTACGGGTATTAGTCATATAGACTTGAAATATTAACAGTTTAGCACTATAATAGTCCCACTTTGCTTTTTCTTTCTTCCATAGTTGATAGTCATCTGTTTGAGTGTAGTATTGATCTAAGTCTGCTCTTAAGTTTGATAGTTCTTGTATCATTTTGATACCTCCACAGGTTCGATATAAAGTCTAACATGAGTAGCATATTTAAGAGGTAGAGATTGATCATACATTCTTGAGGTATAACCATTAGAATCAATCATACTCCATTTAGCCCTTGGGCCTGAGCCTCTTACTCTTATTTTAAATTTACCTTTAGCTTGTTTCTTCAAACTATCTATAGCTTGTTTTGTGTCTTCTGTGTAAGGTAGTTTTACTTGATATTTGTATTGCTTTGGTAGTAGTACAGTTTTCATTATATGATCCCTTTCATTACAGGTTTAATCCATTGTCTAACAATAGCATCACTGATACCATCATAAGTTTTACTTCTTAGCTTCCATCTATCTTTAGTTGGTGGTAGCTTGTGCATTGCTGAACCCTTGACAGGTTTGACTATTCTAGTCTTAAATAATGGTGGTAGGTTATCAAGCCAAAAACAGGTAGCTTTAGACTCCTCATGACCATGATGAAAAGGCTGTGTAAGCATATCGTAGTTACCAATGATAGCTTTAGCATACTTATGTGGTATTGGATTTTCTAAAGCTTTATATTCTACTGGAAGATCTCTTAAATCATTAAAGAAATTACAGGCATCTATCATATCAGTATATCTATCAAAGCCCCTTGATACACCATTAGACTGCTTGTCAGACCATAAGTGACATACACCACTATTAGCTAAATATGTACAGCTAGGATGGCCTATCAGCATCTTAATGTTAACCACTTGACTAAGTATATCAAAAGCTTTAAATACGTCACCCTTGATATGATAGTTTTTATGTTTTCCTTCACCATCCAATAAGTCAACACTAAAGGCCAGAATATTATTGTCTAAGCACTTGTCTCTTATTGTCCCGCTATGCTCACAAGCTATAAAGACTGCATCCTGTTTTTTCATGGTTCTACCTCTCTCAAAAGGTTTATAACAATATTAGAATTAGTATACCAGTGAGTACACCAAATAAACAAGCAAAAAGAATATCATTTATGTCTAGTTTATACATTTTATTTATCCTTTAGTTATTTAGATCAACTAATTTATACTCACCACTATTTATCTTAGCTTGTGTTTCTTTTGTTGATTCATTTAAGAATTGGTTACGGTATTTACTAGTAGTTACGCTATAGTTCCAATAGGTTTTATCTAGGACTATTTCAAATCTATGAGAATTGAGGTCATCTTTAGTAAAAGCAGTAGTATTATTTAAGTCTGGTATCTTAGCAATGATGCTATCATAGCTTTGAAAATATGTATTCCCTTGGTCATCTTCAATAACATATTGATTAGCTACTGGTTTACCCGTTCTTCCAAGTAATGGTTTTACTTTGGTCATTGTGTTCTCCTTTGGTTAATTAAAGTTTATTACTAATAGACACATAAACTATCATATTGTGATTGTGTGTCAAGAATAATTTCCATGTTTCTCTATATTCTCTATAATACTCACCGTCTAATCGTTTACCCCAAAAATTATACATTATGTTGTCCCTTAGTTAGTTAAAGCAATTAATAAGTGACTAAATACAAAACACCAACTCATAATGCCCAATGCTCCTATAAGACTTACACCTAACATCTTGATGGTTTCCATTGTGTATCTCCTTTGTTAAATTAATTTGTTGTTTCTTCTTCTATTGTTTCGTTAATCCATCCGTTATTAATCACTTGCTGTTGTTTCTCTAAAAGTTTAAGGCTTTTAGTTATATCAGTATTATAATAAATCTTACTCCATCTAATTGCTTTTCGTATTTCTTTAAGTGTTAAATTCTTATAGTTCATTGTGTTGTCTCCGTGTTTAATTAATGTTGATGTCAATATACTAAAAAAATAAATAAAAGCAATAAACAGAAAAATAAAATGCATTCATTAACAATAATTAATGTTAGCAATAAGTCACAACCAGGCTAACTTATTGTAAACAAAAGGCTTGAGCTGATTAACATAACACACACATTGCATGGCTTGTGGTATACCATAAGTGTTATCCCTTGTTTGCCCTATGTTTAATGATAAATAAAAAAACAAATTACCACACAAGAGACACAAGCCCAACCTGTAGACAACATAATGACCACACCAGCCAGCCTAATGATGACATTGTGTCAAACTTTAAGTTTTCTTTGTGTCGCTCTAATGAATATATAAGTGTCGATGGGGGGAAATTTTGCTTTCGACTAGTGCGTATACCCCCTCAGATTTTTACTTTAAATTATCTGAGGGAGCACACATAGTTTACCTAATACGTCCTAAGTTTCACAGGTTTCTGCTTAGGTGGCTTCTTACCTACCTTAGGTTTAGGCTTAGGGTTCTTATATCCTTTAAGTTTGGGCATATTACAGTCCTTTGTGGTTCCTTATTTCACCTTTAGATGACTCATAAGGAAGTCTAGTTGATAATTTAGTTACACCTTGGTTTTTTAAGGTCATACCTCTAGTATCTTTAGGACTAGGGGTAGGATTACGGCCTCCAAGGCTTGAATTGAAGCCCCCATTGCCTACGTCTCCTGCTACCTTCTTTACTTTCATTTTCCAGCTCCTTTGTTTTAATAATTTTAGGTACTCGTTTTACTTTATGCTGCGGTTTATGAACATGATAATCTTTCTTTTCTTGTATATTCACTTGGATAAACTATGCTCCATGTGCCACATTGATTAAGAAGGGTTGGTTGATTTACAGGTATATCAATCATACCCTGAAGGAGGATATCTTCCTTTACGTCTTTCATAGGGTTCATCCCAAGGGACTGCTCCTCTTGATTTATTTTCTTGTCTTCTGTCATACTTTCTTTTCTCTTGTTTATATTCATTTAATTCTTGTCTCAATAGCTCTATTGTTGCTTCTTTCATAATACAAGCAGTACAAGAATCAACATAATGCTTCATTAAGCTCCTCTCCCTTTAAACGGTACACAACCTAAGTTAATTTCTCTTGGTATGGGATTGTTACTATCAGTAGCCTCCTTAAAAATGGTTCGCATACGCTTAATACAGTTTTGCTCACTGTGAAAGGTTTGCCCTATCTCAGCGTGTACTACAGATATAGGATCACCCCCTAGGTGGATTATCATTAGTAACCAAAGCATTTTACCTTGCCTGAGTCCATACTGACTCGTCTATATTAGTTTCATTTACAGTATTCATAAAGTTCATTATACCATCCATAAACTCCTCTTGTTGTCGCTCTTTGTAAGCAGCGTGTTCATCTTGGGCCATTTGTTCCCACCAATACTGAACTCCCATAGCCAGAACATCAAGCCTATCGTCATACTGGAGAGACCCTTTGTCTCTCGTCAATCTAGTCATCTGGTAAAACAGTTGTCTCCTAGGTTCTTCTTTAGATTCCTCATAGTCCCTTTCTACTTCACTTCTATCAATTACAAGTCTATGTTGATTCATAACAGGCTCTAAGGCATCTATAATTCTGGCCTCCTTCTGTTTACTATGCTTGATCTCCTCAACAGTGCATCTGTGGTACTTAAAGAGGACGGGCTTAAATATCTCAGTATACATCCCGTCCCCAAAGTTAGCCTCAATTTCAACGAGATTGACTTTGTGTTTCTTAGCAATATTAGCCAACTTCGTAAGAGTGAAGTTGTCGTACCCACCTTTAAGTCCTCCTACTTCAACTACAAAGATTTTACCATGTAACATCTTAGTAACTACATAACCTGTCTCATCCTGTCCTCTACCACTAGGATCAATGTGCATAGCAGCACCAGTATAGGTAAAATAGTCCTGTGAGACGTGCATAGCCTTATAAAAATAGTCTCCAGTAAGTCCTACAGCAGGTAAATCTAGTATTTCATCCTTACCATAGAGGACTTCTCCTGGCCCTTGCTCTGTACTTAATGGTATTACAATTAAATCTTTAAGTTTCAATGGGAATCTCTGGTCATCTTCACCAGAAGTATCCAACATAAACTGTAGTGCAAACCCTGATTTACCATAGGAAGCTTCTCGTTCAGATAGATCAAGGCTATCAAACCTCAATGGGTCTGTAGGCTCCTGAGCTTCGATCTGAAGCTTCTTTATAAAAGGCGATAGTCGGTGTGCATAGAACTCTTTTAAGCGATTGTCGGGCATCCTAGCGGGCCATATGCGACATTCATAGCCTCTATCTTGTAATCCTGCATATAATGACTCTTCAACCTGTGGAGTACCAAGGTAGATAATACGTCCTACCTTAGGCATCACCACAGCATCGAATTCTTTTACTACTTCGCCCAATTTGTCTCTCATTACTTGGGTTAAAGCATTGGATAATACTTCAACATCATCAGCAATGATAAAGTGAGCACGAGACCCTACAATCTGTCCAGTGATACCTACAGACTTAACTGAAGGTGCGTGAGCAGCTCTACTTGGGGCTACATCAAAGGCAACATTAGAGTTTCTTTGTTCTTCTCTTGCCCTGAGATGCTGTAAGATAGGCATCTCGTGTATGATACGTTTAGTAAAAGTAGAGAAATCGTCTGCCCTTTGTTTAGATGCAGATATAACTAGAAACTTTAGTTGTGGATCAACCAGTAACTTCCATACAACAAAAGCAGAAGTAATCCAAGATTTACCAACACCTCTGAAGGCTTGTATAATAAGTCTCTTAGGCCCTTCTTGGAGATACTCAGCGATGTCGTATTGTATAGGAGTAGGAGGAGGTAGAGCAAGGTGCTTCCAAGCAATGTAAAGAAAATTACGGAAGTCACTTTTAATTAGTTCTAGTTGATCTACTTGGTGTTTCATCAAACGGTAACTCCTCTACTAATCCTTTTATGTCTTCATTATTAGCACCAAGGCACTCAATATTATTGTCTCGTAGAAACTGCCTTGCAACATTAAGGACTGATGCAGGAGCTGATACTTGTTCAATAGTTCCATCTTTAGATACCGTAGTTACACCGTTAAGAAGTTGGTCTTTAAGTGTTCTAGCGATAATACCATGTAGATCACCAAGGTCTTTAACAGTTCCATTACTCATTATTTACATACCTCTTTATAGAGATCATTATTTCTAGCTATCTTAGCTAAATCTTTTACTACTACACCAGTAGGTTTATTCTTAGTTATCCACTCTTTAGTCTCAGCACTAAGTTGTACTGGCTCATACCACAGACATTCTTTAGAGTAGTATGAGTCAGCATTGTATAGTCCTAATCCAAAGTTAGCTGCTGGTGCAGCCATTTCTGATAATAAACTACAGCCCGTTAAGGACATCAGTAACACCAGTGCGATCTTTAACTTCAGCTTTTGCTTTATCCAGTTCATCTTCTACTTCTTGTAATGCAGCCATCCCTTTAGGATGATTGACGTTATTAAAGATGTTACCAGCTAACCAGTTAAAGATAGGCCAAAGTTTACCTAAGACAGGTATTTTATTAACAAACCTGTCAGGCATAGCTCCAGTTAGAGCTGTAAACATTAGTACTACTTCTCCTACTATCTGGAACCAACTTTGGTTCATAAACATTTCCATTCTGTTTCTCCTTAATTACATGGTGTACAAACATAGTATGCTAAACACCATCCTGCTATTACCATCATTGCCATAGTCCAAGGAAACCTATTTAATACATCCATATTAGTCACAATTTCTATCCATTATGTGTACATTAATAATTAGAGATAATGGAATACTACCATATCCCTTGTATTTTCCTGCCTCACTCATATCCTTATTATATCCTATAACTAGATGATCATTAGATACACCCATAAGAAAACCACAGGACTCATAGATAGCCCTTTGTATATCTAAGTCA